AAGGACAATCTCGTCAGTTGTTGGCTCTGTCTCAACTTCTGAGACGTCATCTGTGCCGTCCTCGTAAGGAGGCACGATATAACCAACGATTTCCCCAACTGTTCGCTCATGATAACGAGCAGGGCCACCGACTTCCAAAAAGTCCCGGTTTCCGTCAATGTTTTGCTCAATAGTCTTGACAGTCAAGCCGTCACTATCTTCAACAGTAAGACCTGTATGACCGTAGTTGACACCGTCGCCAGCTACAAATCTCTTCACTAAGTTCC